TCTCGGTTAATGGCGTCTTCGGCTAGTACGAACTTACCTCCCGCACAGGGAACCGGCCCAATACTCGGAAATACCTGATATATGTTAGTGTACTTAACGTTGTACCTGTCATACACGAATGTCTTGCTCATTGCGTCTCCGTAGTTTCATCAGGTAACACAGCGCGCCTACCCTTCCAAAGCTCGATAGCCTTAGCACAGTGATTCTGTTCGAATACCGCCAGGAAGGAACACATACGGCAACCACCGCCCCATACAGCGGGCGTACTGCTTTGCTCGTATTCCGCAGCCTTACCGCAACGGCTACTTATCGTCTCGTCTGGGTCTCCACCAGTTAGCGCATTACCAAAGCAATCCACCGTAGCTAGTACGTTATGGATGTAGCTGTAGTCTACGTGGTACGTGTAGAGACCTAGGAGGGACTTAGGGACGCGCGCAGCAGCAATAGCTACGTTACGAACATATAGAACTATCTTATTCACGCTAGCCCCGCCTGCATTTCCGCCAGCTTGTTATAAGCCTCCGCTGCGTCTATATCGCGCTTGTTATTGGTAGCAGCCACATACGCGCCTACGTACCTACCGGCTACTACATCCGGCTCAATGTCAAAGTGCATGGCTAGAGCTAGGCGGGCAATCCGCATTGCTTCTGTAGCATCCACGGTCAGCACTCCTCTTTAATAAGGTCAACACTAGTGCTGTAGTAGCCGTTTGAATCCCCGTACCACCGCACGTCTACGTAACCCTTACGCGTGGCAAACTTATAGAATGTCCACTCCTCGCACTCCCCGCCTAGTGACTCCGGCGTTACTCCGTCTACCTGCTCAGAAATAAGCAACGGCTCGCCCACTAGGTCCGACAGGTCACCTACTATTGACTCAATGTAGACGCTCTCGCAGCATTCTTGCGAATGATAGAAGCGATACCGGACGCCTTCCGCAGTGTCTAAGGTCATTTCGTATTCGTTCGCCTCAACCTTTACAAACGTCCGTCCTACCAATTCTGCGATACCTGTGTACGAAGGGCACATATGATTTCCTCACGTGGTAATAGCTTAGGGTCTCTGTCAGAGATAACATTCGTAACCTTCACGCCGTAAGCGCGTAAGGTCTTGCATACTTTCGCGGCTGCTGTTCTGCCCGCTGCGTCTGGGTCTAACCAGCACGCTACCGGCCTACCATCCCGGATAATCTCAGCAGCCACCGTAGTACTTAGCTTGGTTCCCATTAAGGGCCAAGCCTCAACGCCCGCACGAGATACCTTGTAACTGCTCAGAATATCCTCCGTTAGTACTACTAGAGGGCCGTTACCATACTTGGCTACAAAGCTGTGCTTATCTACGCCACGCTGGTTAAGGTACTTTTTAGGGTTAGTCTTATCCAGCGTCCGCGCCTGCCAGTACAGGAGCGTTCCTGCAGCGTCCCGGATAGGCATAACCACGCGCTGTATCCGCGCATTCCAGTAATACCCTAACTGCTGTATCTCTACGTTGGACAGCCCCGCCTTGTAAAGCCATACACGCGCCGCCAGAGGCCACAGGGACGGCTGGTATTCTGCAGGCATAGGCAGGCTAGGGCTAAAGCAAGCGTCCCGCTCAGCGGTCTGTATTCGCTTCAGGCGCGCTAGCTTCTCTGTAAGTGTCTCTGCAGGGCGCGGTACGAATCCCTTGTATGAGCACCGATGGCAGTACGCGGCCCAGCCGTCCCGCTTGTGGTTAATCTGGAGACAGTCACCAGGTCCGCAAGAGTGTCCGATCTTCCGCGTACTGCCTTCTGGGAGCGATTGTGCAGATACTAACCATGCTTTATCGCTCACGTTACCTCCTGGTGTTGGTTACAGCGGAAGCGTTGCGCCGTGCGTTGCGGCTTCTGCTGCTGCGTCCGCTGCAACCTTAGCGGCATCAATTGCGGCTTGGGACTGTGCAGCCTCCAGACGGGTAATAGCGTTCTCATACGCCACAACGCGAGCATCGGCCTTATCGACAAGTGCAGCGAGGTTAGTCATGTGAAGCTTGATAAGCTCCGCCTTAAGCTTTGCGCCAACGCTAGCGACAGCGGCCAGGACAGCGAGGGAGACGCGGGTTACTTGGTGCATATGAAATCCTTAAAGGATAGAGTTATTAGGGAAGAAATCCGCAAGTGATAACTGGCGCTCCGGCCTTAACTGCGTCTACCGGGAACTCCGACGAGAGCGGTATAATGCAGCGGCCTTGGTCGTCATAAAACATGTCGCACAACTCGTCACAAAGCGCGGCGTCTTGATTACAGTTATTTACGTAGATTCCAGCCAGGTGAGTAACATCCCGGTCAACCACTGCGAAGGAGATATCCTCCTGTCCGCACTGGTCATAGATGATTACGGTCTTCATTACGACAAGCTAGCCAGCGGGTCCGCGCTAGCCGCCGTAGCATCCACCGCTTGACCTTCCGCGATATCCTCAGCAACCGCTACGATTGCATCAGGAGCGATAACCAGAATTTCAGCATCAAATCCCTCTCCGGTCTGCACCTTAATTTTCTTCTTTCCCTCCACTTCCGCGATACCTAGCACAACGCCCGCGCGCTGCTTACGCGTCTCACCGCGACCAAAGAGGAATTCAATAACGTCGCCACTTGCGAGGTTAGCCATAGCGTTACCAGCTTTCTCCGTGGCTTCGAGTGCATCAGCCTTAGCCGTGTATTCCGCAGCCTTAGCGCGGAGTGTAGCTACATTCAATTTTGCCATGTTACGTTTTCCTAAATATATTGAGAGGTTTAATCCAATGTTGATAGAACGACTTAAGCCATACAGCCAGATACACAACGCACAGCCCGAACACTCCGTACTGCCCAGACTGCCAGGAGATTAGGAACCACAAGGGTTGGGTGAGTATCCCGACAATGCAGGCGTACCGTCTAACACTTTCCTTGCCGTGCTGACTTAGCCATACGCAGAGAACGCCTAACGCGCCTACTGCTATTTGCTCGTACACAGCATGAATCTGTCCACCTTGAACGCGCAGCCGGGAAGCTCCGCAAGCTGTACGTATTCCATGTCCTCGTCATTGGTGATACCGCCCAGCTTGGACACCGTGTAGCGCTGCCCTGCTTTGATAGCGAGGAACGTTGCGGGCTTCATACAGCGAATAGAATCGCCTACTTTGAATTGTTTCATGCGGCATCCAGTTTACTACGGACCCACGCTAGGCGCTGACCGTTGGTGTGCTGCGTGTCGTTGTCCGCGTCTAGGTCATACGCCGCCTGACCAAACGGGTAGTCTGTATCTAGGCCGTCCTTCTTTAGCATAACCTTAAGCTCTTTGTTAAACGCCTTGCTTGCTACAGGCCCTACTCTCTTATGCTCCCATACAAACCAGGAACCGTTAGTACACAGTCCGGCATGTTTCCGGAACGCTAGGCCAACCGTTGCGTCCGACTCTGCCCACTCCAGCCACGCCGTTAGAAACTCCCGCATTAGTTCGCTCATAGCGCCTTAAGCTCCCGTTGTACCTTCTCGACTACTTCGAATTTGCGCCGCGCGATGGTTTCCAGAATGGTGTAGACGAGACCGCCCACGCCGTTATCCTGAATCCAGTTTGTTGCATCATTGATGGTAAGGTGCGGGTCTCCGACTTGGTAGCCGTCATGGTGGACGGTGTAGGAGCCTGTGGGCGGAGTTTCAAACTCGTCATCATTCCATCGGCGCATGTCGTTTGCGTCATCCCTAAAGGATACGATATGTTCCCCGTTATACTCAGTTACGTTCGATACGTAATACTCTTTACCCGCAACTACGTCCTCACAGCTATGCAGGGGACGCACCGTATCACCTACTTTAAACCTGCTCATATTTGCTCCGTTGTTTGTATCGCTCAATCTGCTGTTTATTCCACTGACGCTGAAACTCTCGTATCAGTGCAGCCTCGTGTGTCCAGTGGTGTACACCTATGTAGATTCCGTTATCGCCTATCATGTGCTGTCTCGCTCCCGCTCTAGCTCCTCAATGCGTTCGCAAAGCTCAATAAGCAATTCATCGGTAGTCATGTTAGCTGTGTTGTAATGACCGCTAGCGCAGTACTGCCCGCCCTCTATTACTTCGCGTGGCGTGGCTTTAGGTAAGCCGTTATAGCACTGACTACAGTAAGAGTAAGCGCCCATTACGCGTACATACCGCGAATGTAGGTGTTGCTGCTGTTAGGCACACAGTTAGAGTCCGGGTAGTTACGCAGAACTAGCCAGCGGTCCCAACGACTTCCCGCAAGCTGCCACTGTCCAGACGCATCGTGTAGTACCGGCTCAATGCCCAATGAACGGGCCAGCGTAAATGCTTGGTCCCGTGTCATGCGAACTTCCGACCAGTCAAGTCAAACCCGGAACCTTTACCAAGCTCCGCATGGCGTCCACCAGCATTAGGAACAAGGTGCAGAAAATTCGCTTGCTGTCGCGCGAGAAGTCCCCGGTTATACACGCGCTTGGCCTCCGGATAAGCCTGCAGAAATTCGCCTACGCCGTGTGACTTCGCGGGGTTGTCAATCTTCGCAAGCAGCGGGTTAGTGCGCGGAGCGTTAGGCGTGGTTGCTGTGGTGGTGTTGTTCGCGGTCATGTGTAGTCCTAAGCAATAAGGAATGAATAAAGCCCGCTTGATGTAGTGAGCAGGCTTAGTAAATGGTGTCACATCAGGAATGCTAACGAGTTATGCGGGTGTAAGTTCAGTGGCCGTACACTCCTCCCCAAGCTCCGCACAGATGCACGGAAAAGCCTCTACACGCCCCGCAGCCGCACCGACATACACCAGCGTAGCTAGCAGAAAGGAACCCGCTAAACCGCTGCGTACGACAGGGCAAACCGTCCTAAAGCCATGCTTACGAATTACTGCCAGCACAAACCACAGTGGTTGGACTTCAGTATCGTCCGAACGCGCTAGCTTGAATTTGATACCGTTTGACATTATTTGGTCCGGTCCTAACTTGTTCTTAATACAGATGCCAACTTATCTCGCTTGGCTCTGGCTTTACATCGTCACGTGGACCAAAGTAGCCGCTTTGCGGTGGATTGGTTACTTGTGCTCGATGTACCCTTTGTACGCACTTCTTAAACTCGTCCTCAGCACGTGGATTAGCTCGCGCGTCGATCATATAGCGCTGTGTGCTCACTACTCGCCCTCCCGCCATTCAGGTATAGCCGCCCAGGCAATTACTCGCTTAGGTGCTGCGTTACGATTGGTCTTGCTCCGCACCGCAACCACTGGAAAATCATCAACCCCTGGCGAGCGGTATCGTTTCATCCCTACATGCCGTACTGGCTTCTTTGCTGACTCCGGCAGGTTCTCTGTTACAATGTGGACGCGTTCCCTCTTGTCGATCACGTACATAAGTGGTCCTTAGTTATCAAGGAACACTCTCAATGAATGCGCCTTGGTAACTTATTCGTTACTCCGCAGTACTTGTGCAATGGGATTTAGCGACCCTTAACCACTCTGTCGGCCCGTAGGCGTCTCCGTGGCTGCTGCGGTTTGGTCCGGCTCTAGCTCGTTGTCCGGTACTTGTCGATACGCCTCCGGTCTGCCCGTTAGCGCCATTCGTCCTACGGTGCTGCGGTACATCTATTACCGATAGTCTCAGTGAAGGATATTGAACTGACGGGCTACGCACCGCTTTCGAAACTGTCCCGCATGCTGGGCTGTCAGTCCTCTACTCCCTTTCATCCCGCTACTCGCCAACACCCTTCACTGAGACTATCGTCTACTACACAGCCATCTAACCCTTACCGCGCTTTCAGCCTTGGCTTACCAGGCGTTCTCGTGGTTCGGTGGCATGGATTGGAATATACGCACTATGCTATGTTGTGTCAAGGACTTTTAGGTGTCCCGCTCGCTTACAACGCTGCGATCTGGCACGATATTTAACTTTACCTATTCCTCATACTAATAGTGTTCCGGTCTCTATACAGTCCTGGACACACGGTACGACTTGCTTACTATGCGCCGACTTACATCTACCTAATGACCGATCAGAGACCGTAAACCGGGCCAATTCGTCTGAACATGTCCCTAAATAATTGTTGACACAGGGTTACTCCGCAGTTAGAGTCACGCGTAGACACACATAACTACTAAGGGAATGCAATGGCAACTATCAGCGAGCGAAAGAGTCAGCATGGGTCTACATGGCAAGCCAAGGTACGCCGTAAGGGTCATCCAACATGGTCTAGGACGTTTGACACTAAGGAGGAAGCGGAAACCTGGGCCAGTACTAAGGAGGCATCCCTAGAAGAAGGCCGCGACCAAGACACGGATCCCGCTGAGATACTTACCGTTGGTGAGTTACTGGCTATCTACAAAATGAACATGCCAGATAACACACAATTACCCTTAGCCGATATGGCTACCTCCAGCCTTTGGAATATCCCGCTTACAGAGGTAAGGCCAGAGGATGTACGCGGGTTCTCACGAGAGCCTAACGAAGCTACCGCAACGCTACAAGCTGCTATCGAGTTTGCTAGAAGAGAACTTGATATACACCTAGCTCGTAATCCTGTTACCGCAGCGTATGCTAAGCCTACCCAGGTTAGAGAACGTAGAATTCCCGATTATGAGGAATATATACTTCTAGAGGAAGCAGCTAATACGCGCGGTGGTTATCTGAGAGACGCCATAATCATTGCGTTAGATACAGCGTTAATGCAACACGAGATTATCAAGCTAGATTGGTCTGATGTGGACCTAGATAAGAAGCTAATAAAAGTTAATGGCAAAACTGGTACGCGTATAATCCCTATCACAGACCGGATTATAACAATCCTAAAGAACAAAGGTATTAAGGCTAATGGTCTGATATTTGACGGTGTATCGTCTATGGCGTTACAGCGGGCATTTATTCGTACTGTAGAAAGAGCTAATCTTAGCGATTTACATTTTAACGATCTTAGGTACGAAGCATTATGTAGGATGCTAGCTAAGGGATTATCTCCTCAGCAAATCTGGAGCATTATTGGGAGCAAGACTTTGCACCCGCTGGCGAGGATTCTAGGCACGTCTGAGGGCATCTAAGGGACACAACACGAACCGCATGCCAGGCTTGGCTTAGCTGGCAGTCATTTCACGATATGAAACGATTCAGGCGCTTAGGAGAGAGCACCTGATTCCCTCCCGTAGTAGGCAGGCTAGCCAGTAGCTACAGGTCGGTTCGCAGTCCGGCCCATTTCTATAAACCGGAGAATACATCTTGATTATCTCTAATGATTATCTCCTAGAATCTACATCTTGATTAGTCTCCTGTAGTTTGATGCATTACTAGAGTCGAAGACTCAGAACACCCAGAAGTACCCGCAGTAATTCTCTCGCCAAGAGAATCTAAATAATCCTATTCTAGAAAAGACCTACAGATGATTATCTGCTTGGCGGAGTATTAAGCTAGTCACTTAGTACTTAGGTCTTTCCTAGAGTAGCTCCGATACTAAGGACTACTATGCTTACGCAAGAAAGACTAAAACAGCTTATCAGCTACGATAAACGAACAGGATCATTCACTTGGTCTTCTCCTAGAAAAGGAGTTACTGTAGGTAAGGAAGCAGGATGTTTTAACAACTACGGATTTAAGGTAATTTCCGTAGATGGTGAAATCTACATGGCTTCACATCTAGTCTACCTTTACGAATACGGTACATTACCTTTGTCCGATGTTGATTATCGTAACGAAGATAAATCTGACTTAAGACTATCTAATCTTAGAGCAGTACTACCAGATACCAATACTGCTAGGTCTGTCTTTACATACCTCAGACAATCGGCCTACTATCGTAGTCCTCATATCTTCGGTCTGTGTGGTGTAGTTGCACATGGTTGACCGTATAACAGGATCAGCAGGTGTAGCACAGCGTAAGCGAATACGAGAACGAGATAACTACTGCTGCTGTGTATGTGGTAGAGCTACACCTACAGGACAGGTTGACCATAAGGTAGCTCTTATCAACGGTGGTACAAACGACGATACTAACCTTTGGTTGTTGTGTGTTCCCTGTCATGACACTAAGACTAGGTTAGACCTAGGTCAGATAGCTAGGGTTAAGACTGGTAGCACAGTAGACGGTATGCCCACATCCGCAGTACACCACTGGAATACATAACCAATCCGGCCCACTAGCGATAGCGCTACTGTGGTCTGTCAGCAGTTCTCACGTAGTTATGCATCAATCCATTGTAGATACGAATCAATCTCATTAGCTACAAAGATGAGAACCATTCGCATTGAATGATAGATGAGAATGTGTAGCAATACGGGGGGTGGATGCGAATAGATCGCGTTTAGGCTGGGACATCACACGGTCCTCTCAAAACAACGCTAAGTCCGCAAAAAGCTAAACGAATCGGTCTATCCGTTAGGAATGCTCCGCATTCGCTCCAGAATCGCCCACAACGGGCTAGTTTGCCTTTATGGCTACCTGCATACCCATTCCGGCCTAAAACCGCTCTACGAGGCTGTAAAGCAGTCCTACGCATACCGGCCTTACTCTTAGGCGTTATCCGTAGTGCTATTGTGCGCACGCGCGTGCGTACCTTATATAGGAGTCCAAATGACTAGAGTCCGTTCCGACTCCGTAACTACCGCAGTCGCAGCAGCACAGGCAGCAGCCCTAGGCACCATTCGCCCGCCCTCCCATATCGACCTACCAGACGAGGCTATCCCGTTCTGGAATGCGATTGTAGAGGCTAGAGCTAGCACCACATGGAACCCAGCGGACTTAGCTCTAGCAGCAACCTTGGCCCGCACACAAAGTGGGATTAACAGGCTGCTCAATGAGATTGCAAAGGAAGGCGATACCCTGGTTAATGCTAAGGGAACTGTAACGCTTAACCCTAAGCATAACCTGCTAGAGGTAATGACCCGTAGAGTTATCGCACTATCCAAGGCTGTACACGTCCATGCGGAGGCTACGCAAGGCCGCAGCCGGGATGCTGGTAACAAGCTTGCTGCTGAGAAAGACGCAAAAGAATCTATCGCCGTATCAGACGACGAGCTAATCCCCCGTCTTAGGGCTGTATGACGCGGGGCGAAAAGGTAATCGCCTTTATCGAGCGCTTCTGCCGCGTGCCAGAGGGCAAGCTAATCAGACAGCCGATAAAGCTAGAGGATTTCCAGCGTAAGTTTATCCTGGAAGTCTACGATAATCCGGCTGTTACCCGGCAAGCCTACCTAAGCATTGCGCGTAAGAACGGTAAATCCGCAATCATCGCATGCCTGCTCCTGGTCCACTTGGTAGGTCCGGAAGCTGTGGAGAATTCCCAGATTGTATCTGGTGCTATGTCACGAGACCAGGCCGCGCTAGTGTTCAAGCTCGCCACGAAAATGATTGGCTTCTCTCCGGAGCTAAAGGCAATCATTAGCATTGTCCCTTCGTCTAAGACCTTTATCGGACTACCGCTTAACGTTGAATTCCGCGCACTATCCGCAGAGGCCGCGACTACCCACGGTCTAAGCCCGGTTCTAATTATCGTAGACGAGGCAGGCCAGATTAAGGGACCGCAGAGCGACTTTATTGATGCTCTGACTACCTCGCAGGGTGCGCATGAGAACCCGCTACTTATCTGTATCAGCACACAGGCTGCGACAGACGCGGATTTGCTCTCTATCTGGTTGGACGATGCAGCCAAGGGACTAGACCCGCAAACGGTCTCCCATGTGTACACCACGCCAAAGGATGTAGACCTTAGCGATAGAGCCTCATGGAAGCTATCTAACCCGGCTCTAGGTATCTTCCGTTCCGAGCAAGACGTAGCGCAGCAGGCAGAGCAAGCTAAGCGCATGCCGTCTAAAGAGAATACATTTAGAAACCTGACGCTTAACCAGCGCGTGTCCGTCAACTCCCCGTTTATTAGCTTGGAAGTGTGGAAGGCTAACGCTGCTACACCTGTACCGTTCGATAAAAATACGTTGGTCTACGGCGGCCTTGACTTATCGGCGCGTACCGACTTAACCGCGTTAGTGTTGGTAGGTAAGGTGGCTGGCGTATGGCAAGCACACACCTACGCGTGGACTCCAGAAGACGGACTACGGGACCGGACACATAAAGACAGAACGCCTTATGACGTGTGGGTTAATCAGGGCTACTTACGGACTACTCCGGGTAAGACCGTGGACTATGAGTACGTAGCCCGCGACATTGCCGATATTTGCTCCGGCCTAAACCTGCACTCTATCGCATTCGACCGTTGGCGTATTGACATTCTACGTAAAGAGTTCTCCGACATCGGCATAGACACGGTTACGCCCGCTGCGGAAGGCGGCTTGTTGCCCCTCGTGGAGTTCGGACAAGGGTATATGAGCATTAGCCCTGCAATGGACGTATTGGAGGAGTGGTTGCTTAACTCTCAGGTAGCCCACGGCATGCACCCAGTACTGACTATGGCGGCTGCTAACGGGGTTGTGATTAAAGACCCTGCAGGGAATCGCAAGTTGGACAAACAGAAGGCTACAGGGCGTATTGACCCGCTTGTGGCTATGGTTATGGCGGCTGGTGCTGTGGTACTGGCAGCAGGAGACGAGGACATAGGCGCACCGATGGTCTACTAAGGATAACGAATGAAAACTAACCGCGCGTTTAGCGCAATCACAATCAAAAGCGTCTCAGAAGACGCGCGGGAGATTACCGGCATTGCCAGTACGCCCGCATTGGACCGCGTTAAGGACGTAGTAGAGCCTATGGGCCTCTCCTTTGCGTCTGACGCACCGCTGCTCCTCAATCACGACCATTCGCAACCGGTAGGTACTGTGCAGTTCGGCGCACCTACGGCTAAGGGTCTCCCGTTCGTGGCGAAGATTGCCAAGGTAGACGAGGAAGGCGTAGTTAAGCAGCGCACAGACGAGGCGTGGCATAGCGTAAAGAGCGGCCTTATCAAAGGTGTCTCTATCGGATTCATCCCCAGCGAATACGAAGCGCTTGGGAAGG